AGTTTCATCATATTTTTTTTCGTTTTAGTAGCGTTGCTGAATTTCGTTTTTTTCGTTTTTCTAACCTTTTTTATGGGTTTAACTTTTTTATGTTGTGGTACATCCGGGGTTATTTGGGAATTTTCACCAGATGATGGCTTATAATTTAAAAACCATTCATTAAATTCTTCTTTATTTGGGGTTTGCTTCAATTCTTGATATTTTGCCGCTTTTGCAGCTCGCATTTCTTCTAATGATTCTTGATGTCCATAACAAGTAATGCTAAATCTTTTTAACAACCCTTTTTGACTTAGCCTATTTTTTTGCTGCACCTCGAATAAAAATTGCGACATGCACAAAATACGGTTAATAAACATATTATAGTAAGGACGGTCTGTATACAAAAATGCTAAATAAAAACTCAACATGGTGTCTATCGTGGCTATTTTTACCTTTTGTTTTTGAATATTGATTACGTTATAACTATGACACCCAATTGGTTTATACACAAACGCAATAGTATCATTACCTACTTTAATTTCATAATGTAAAGGTACTATCTCTCCCACTGGGAGTCTTTTAGCAATTTTTACATTTTTTATGCCAATGTCAAGCAATCTCTCTTTTACAATTTCAGCGGTTGTTTCTGGGTCGTTTGACAGAACATCAAAATCAGCCAGTTTACTCACCTTGCTTTTATTTTTTTTTGGCATATATTGCGAGTACATGGACATGGCAAATCCACCAAAAAATACGACTCCTTGATTAATAAACGTGTTTTTTACATTATTATATATTTCTTCTGATTTATCGGCGTGTTCCATACCTCTTTGAAAACTAATATTGTCGCAGTTTTTCGCATCTAAGGGATAATGTTTGTTTAGAAGAATAAGCCTTTTCAATACTTTTTCCCATCTACTTGTGTCTCCCACAGGACGCGATAATTCTAAATACATGGACATCCTCAGAAAATTTGGCGGCGCATAACGAATCCCGGCTACCTGTATGGACTCTTTTTTGATAGCCACATAAATCTCTTTGGCTAAATGCGTAATATCTGCAACAGGAATGAAATTTACATACACTTTATAGGTGCCGTGATGCTGTCCCGATTTTGCTTCTACATCAGTGAATCCTTGCTTAAAATATACATCCGCCAACTCTTTTGCGTCATCTAACGCATTAGGTGAAAAAAAGTCGTAATCAGGCAATTCCACATCCTTATTATAAAATTGTTCTGATTGTGGTAAAATATTATTAATTGCGGTTCCTCCATAACAAACTAAACTTTTACGTTGAATAAAATCTTCAACCGTTTTAATAATCTTTTTTATATCTTCCGAATTTACAATACGGCGACCTATTTTTTCACCCGCTTTATCTACCGCCATACGTACAATAGCTAATTCACAATCGCTAAATTTTAATCCTTTACAAATATTATTAGAACTCATATTCTTATATAATATGCAGATTATTTATTCGGGCGTCGTTGAATTAGAACGAGTAAATGTCATCAATCATTGTATTTGCATAATATGCCAAGCGCACCCTTCATGTCTATATTTATTAAGCTATTTTGCATGATGTTAAATATCTCTTGTTTTACCTCTTTGTGTATATATTTCAGCTCGCTCATAGACCACCACAAATGTGGTATATATTCTTTATTATATTTTGGAATATATATAATCTCTTTGAATGGATCAAATGAAACCTTTTTACAAAATACAACGCGCTCACGAAATGCGCTCTGCTTTCGAAACGCGACTGTATTCGTCAACACATCGAAGATGCACTCCGGTGTTATGTCATAATTTGCGTCACTTAATTGTAACATTGAAATTATGATTGTAGTTATTGAATAATATTTATACTTGTTTGTAACTCATAAAATGTTATATACTATTTTATCAATTTTATTTTTTAGCTTCAAAGTTTATTACGTTATCTCTCAATTCCGCAGGTTTCAAACAGAATGCGTAACCACATGTATTAAAAAAGTCGATTTCATCTTTTAAATTACCATCATTGTATTGTAATCGCATAGCTACCATTTGACACCCGGTTTCGCGGCATAGCGCTCCATTCGGATTCGATGGACTTGATTTCTCATCTGGTATAATCATAGTCATTGCGCGTTTATTAAAAAATGTTAATTCATTCGCGTCTGCGTTATTTTCCATGTCACTAAACCTATATACTCTCATATAGTCTGAACTACTTGTAAGGTTGATATATTCCAACAGCTCGTCATGCTGCAAAAAACTTTGGTCGTGTTTATCCACTATTAATATAACTTTGTTCATAAACTCTAATAAAGGTACCTCGCCTAAATTATGTCCACCAGATTCATAACTAAATGTATTTCCTAGCATCATATTTTCGTAAGACCGGAATATTTCGACAAGGTTGTTATACATTTTACGGTTATTGCTTCTTATTCTTAAATGAACAATAATCGGGTCGGTATTATTTGGAGCAGTTCCCGTAGCAAATGCGTAATCTTTTATCGTTTTCATTACATCTGAAAATAACACCGAATTGTATGTCTCCTTGGTATAATAATCATCATTGATACTTGTCGCGACAACTGGTTCATCATCAATCGAATATAACGCAAAATCTAAGCATCTGGTGCCCGTAGTCAAAATGCTTTTCAGATTACAAATGTCTACATAGTCATATGAATAATCTCCACCCGAACACGCATTATAGGCGGTTTTTATGGAATAATCGTATAATTTACCAGCACATTGGGGGTCGTTTTTATTTATGGGCTTTATCGCCCCATTTACCTTGGGATATAATTGATTCATATAACTACATTCGCGTTCTTGTAATCCATTCACGCGTATAACGTAATAAATAACCCACAAAATCATAAAAAAAATTATAACTATTATTATATATGAAATCATATTTTTACTGTTGTCTGTAAGTGCTGACAAATTAACATTATTTAACATAGTATCTAATATATTAATATATTTTTAAACTTAATATATTTTTTATACTGAATATTATAATAATTTGAAATTAGTTAAATAATTAATATATAGTTATAATTATATGGCAGGTGGTTTGCTAAACCTCGTAAGTCAAGGACAACAAAATATTATATTAAATGGTAATCCTAGTAAAACCTTTTGGAAAACAACCTACGCAAAATATACTAATTTCGGAAAGCAAAACTTTCGATTAGATTATGAAGGAACACCCACATTAAATCTCACAACCGAGTCCACCTTTGTATTTAAAGTGAAACGTTATGCGGACCTTTTAAAAGATTGTTATCTATCATTCACATTACCAAATATATGGAGCCCCATTTTCCCCCCACAACAAGTTGAAAATGCCGATGGAACAACCAGTTACACCGATTGGGCTCCATATGAATTTAAATGGATTGATAACCTTGGCGCTCAAATGATTAGCAAAATAACCATTACTTGTGGAAATCAGCAACTCCAAGAATATTCAGGACAATATCTTTTATCCGCAGTTCAGCGCGATTTTACGGGCGCCAAAAAAGCATTATTTGATGAAATGTCCGGTAATACGGCAGAATTAAATAACCCTGCTAAATCCGGTTCCTATCCAAATGCTTATTACACAAGTAGCCCGGCTGGTGCGCAACCTTCTATTATGGGGCGAATATTATATATTCCATTAAATTCCTGGTTTGGATTAAAAAGTCAAATGGCGTTTCCATTGGTATCCCTTCAGTATAATGAGCTTCATATTACAGTTACGATTCGACCAATTAATGAATTATTTAGAATAAGAGATGTCATGGATTATGCGAATAATTATCCTTATATAGCGCCTAATTTTAATCAGTATTATCAGCAAATGTATCGATTTTTACAAACGCCACCTGATGAAGAATTGGGTCCTGCTTCGTATGTGGATGTAAGGTCTGTATGGAATCCCGACATTAATTTAAATTGTAATTATTGTTTTCTCTCAAATGAAGAGTCCGTGTTATTTGCGAAGAATGAACAAAAGTATTTATTTAAACAAGTACATGAAAATGTATTTTATAATGTTACTGGTTCTAATAAAGCTCAATTAGATTCCCTGGGAATGGTCGCCAGTTGGATGTTTTATTTTCGACGAAGTGATGTTAATTTGCGCAATGAGTGGTCAAATTATTCTAATTGGCCGTATAATTCTATGCCAGTTCCTGCGTATGCTGCGCCAACTACGGGGGCTTATCCTAATCCCGACCCGTATGGAGCGTCTACTATCGGACCTGGACAAAATCCGTCTGGTAGTTCCACCGGATTGCTCATTAGCGGCGTATATAATCCGCAAAATTTAAAGCAAATATTAGTGACCCTTGGAATTATGATTGATGGCGGTTATAGAGAGAATGTATTACCTGCCGGCGTGTTTAATTTTATAGAAAAATACGTTGCCACAGGTGGATATGCTCCGGATGGATTATATTGTTATAATTTTTGCTTAGATACTTCCGCTT